TTCTCCAGTGCTTGCAAGGCAAGCCGCTTGTTATTGGGGCAGACGTAGCCAGAGCGTGTGGCATCACCACCGAAGATCCCGCTGTGCCTGCAACTCCTACAGGGGCATTCCACGTCTGGATAGTGGGGTAAACACCCGCCGCTATAGCCATGCGTTGGCATAGGCATTCCTTCCTCCTCCTTGGCAAACAAAAAAGGCCGCACCTTCCCCGCCAAAGGGAAAATGCGGCCTGGTTTGCCAGCGCCTTCCGCGCTCTAGGCGCGGCTGTGTTGTCAAAATGTCTCCCCCTGTTACACGTCGCGCTTTCGCGGGAGAGGTGCGGGGGAGTCCTATCAACGTCATGCTACACCGTCATGCGGGGTTTTGCAAGGCGTTCCGTTTTGGCGGGTTACGCGCGCCCCGTCAAAGCCAACCGCTATTTTCATTTTTCCCCCTGCTCTTTTGCTCCTTTGCGATCTCCAAAAAAAGCTCTTTCGCCACCGTCCTAACCTGCCCCGTCGCCTTGTTTTTCAGGGTGTATTCCTGCGCCTTGTGGTTGTGCTCGATTACGTCCCAAAGGGACAGGCCGCCCGGGCCTGGCGGCGGTTTCGGGCGCGGCTTCATAAAGCATCCCTCGACAGCCTCTCCTCGGTTTCCCTGATTTCCTTCTTGCGGAAATACCCCCCTCCATACGAGGCGGTTCCGCGTTTGCCAGACAGCCTTTTGCGCTCCTCTGTCCGCCTTCTTTCCCACCCGTCAGCCCCCCCTGAAAATCTCGTTTATCCGGTCAACGTAGCCCGGCGTCTGGTCGGTCGGGTTCTCGACGCCCCTTTCCAGCCATTCCCCCCGCGCCTGCCCCACCGCGGCGTCCCATTTCTCCCCCCTGCCCTGTATCCGCGCCGCGATCGCGTCGACGCGCGGCCCGCCCCAGCGCGTCCAGCCGCCCCGGCAGTTCGGGTGGAGCGCCCCGGTAACGAGCCCCATCTCGCGCCCCTTGCCCTCCCATATCGCGATCTCCGCGTGGGGGTCGCCCGCGATTTTCTCGCTGGCGAGCGGCGCGTCCGACCAAAGCGCGACCGCGCCGTTTACCTTCGCGCAAGTGTCGCAGGCCCCCGGAAGCTCGTAGCGCCGAAAGTAGACCTTTTCCCCCGGCTCCGCGCCGTTCACCTCTTCGAGTATGCCGGCAAGGTTTGAAGTGTTGGCCATCTCGGTGTCCGCTATCCGCTTCCAGTCGCGGTTCTCGCTGCCAAGGCGGTTGAACAAATCCTGCGAGATCTGCCCTTTGGTACGCCTCTCGACTATGCCGCGCAGCACCGCGTCCCTCACGTCGTCGTTGATCTTCCTGTTCGTCCTTGTGACAAGGCTGGCGGCGTAGTCCCGCGCGGCCTGGTAGCGCGCCATCTCCGGGCCGCCCATCGGCGCGCCCAGGACGGCGTTGAGGTTCCTGATGTCCTCCCGTATCCAGTCAAACGTCTTGCCGCGGTACTTTAGGCCGTCCAGCCGCAATTTTTCCATTTCCTCGCCCGTCTGGTATCTCGCCATGCGCTTGAGCAGCTTTTCGATTGCCGCCGAGTCGAGGAGCATCTGCTTCGCAATGCCCTTCGTGTTTCGGTTTAGGAAGTTTTGGATCGCCTCGATAAGCCCGTCGAAATCCTTGTTTTTGAGCGGCTGCCCGGCCTCCGGGTTGTAGACGATTTTGCCCCTGTAGCGCAAAACCCCGCCACCCTGGGCTTTTCCCACCGTCTCGACCGAGACCGAGGGGAGGCCCAGCGCGGCGGCGACCGCGGCGTAGACCTTTTCGGTAAGGCCCGCGTAAAACCCCGCCCACCTGTCCGAAAGCTCCCGCCGGACGGGGAACATGTGCGGCTCCCCCGCGCCCTTCCTGGTTATGGACAGCGGAACCCCCAAATGCCGCGAGACGGCGCGGAGGGCCTTTGCGAACTTGTCCTTTCGGTTCGCGTCGGTTATGTCCGCGACGGTCAGTTCCAGGTCGGGGTATCGGCGCATTGACTTTTCGTATACGTGGGGTATACTTATATCGTGGGGTGGCCGTAGCGATGCGCTGCCTGACCTCCCCCACGCCGCCCGGTAAGGGAGGCCCTTGCCAAAGCCGGGGATTAATGAACCGGCGTCTGTAGGCAATGGGTGGCTGCTTTGGCAGAGGGCCTTTCTTATCACCTTCTTTTCCATGACGGAAATGTACAAGTACCCGTCGTTTTTATCTGCCAGGATGACCGAAACCTTTTTCCCCTCACGGGTTGTTGCGGATATTTCATAATAATTCCCGCGGTACTGCGGGTTTTTCCGCTCGCCCGTTTTCATGCCCTGCTCTATGGCAGGGATTATATACGGCATTAATGCAACTCGGCCAATGATGTCTTTCAACCTTCTTGCCTCGCCCCGTTTGGATGCAAGGTGGGACTCCTTTGCCGCCACGACCTTCCTCCCGCCTAAGGCCGCGCAGAAAAGCCCTTCTTTGATTTTAGCCCTGAGCTTTGCGAATTCAGCCTCGGCAAGCTTTTGGTAGTTCGACTCGTCAACATTCAGCCTGGAAACGCTGGAAATGACCGGAAGCCCCGCGCGCCCGTTTCCCCCTGCGCTCTCGCCTGGGTAGGTGTACACCCACCGCCCGTTCTTCCACTCCCTCGATATGTACTTGCGCGCCTTGCCCATCCACGGCGCGTGCACGTCCGGGCTCAGCCCCATGTGATCAGAAAGGGCGCGGAGCGCCTTGAGGAACTTTGCCCGCCTGTTCGCGCCGGTGATTCCGGTTATCGATAGCTCTATCGCCCGCGCGCCCATTCCAGCGCCCCGGTCTCTCGCTCCAGGCAATTGCCGGCCGCTTTCTTCCCGCGCGCCGCTCGCAGCCTCGAATGAGCCCTGCCCATGCCATTGTCCTGCATAAACGCCTCCGCGCAGCTAAAAATCCCTCCCGTGGTACAATCGATTCACCACAAACAAACTTCCCACAAGAGGGACAAAATGAACCAAGAACAGGAAATCAGGGCCAAGGCCCTGGAAATCGCAGTCCAGGCGATGGCGCTTCTGCCATCGGACGTTAGGACTAAGTTTCTAAATGCCAATGGTGCCACCGTCCAGAAGGCCGTCATCACCGCTGCAAAAACTTTCGTGGAGTACATCGAAGGGCCTAAACCCTAACGCTTTCGGAAAAGCCGTCCATCGTGATGGCTGTGCCTTTGGGCGGCGGCGAATCCTCGGGATACTCGATGATTTCCGACTCCGGGACTTTCCCCTTCCCGGCAAGGTAGGCGCTCAGCTCGTCGATGCGGAAAAGCAGCGGCACCCTTACGCCGTACTCGCATGGCGGGTACGGCGCAATTTCGAGGGTCGGGCTCATGCACCCCACCTGGCACCCCATCTTTTCCATGAAGTCATGGATCTCCTCCAGGCCAAGCCCTATCAGCTTGATCGCCGTCGCCGTGCTTCTCAGTTCCATAGTCTTTCTCCTCCAAAAAAATGTCTCCCAGTTGGGACCATTTCCTTTTCCATCTCCCCGATCTGGCGGGCAAGCTCCTTCAGTCTTTCGCTCCCCCGGATCCACTTTTCCGGCCCCTTGTCGATCTTTCCCGCGCCGCCGCTCATACCGTTACCCTCACCGCGTTATTCTTGTTATTCCTGCCCAAGGACTTTTCCACCGCGCCGCCGCCCGCCGCCTCTATGCCGCCCCAGCCCTCGCCCTGCGGCTCGCCCTCGCCGCCAAGGCCTTCCGGATCGCCCGCGCCTTCCCCGTCGCCCTCGCCAAAATCCCCGCCTTCCGAGTCGAACGGGCTGCCGCCCCCTCCCCCCGCGCCCTGCGCCGCCTGCCAAAGCTGGACGGCCTGGGGGCTCATCGGCAGGTCCGCGGGGTTCGTTATGGCGGCCATGTCCAGGGGCTCCGCTCCCTTTTCAAGCCGCTTCTCGTTCAGCGTCTTCCAGGTGTCGAGCTCGGCCTTGTCGATGTCCGCCATCATCCTGATGTCGTCCCGCTCGTACCCCGCGAACTCGAAAACGTAATCCGGGTTTTTGTGCCGCAGGATTTGGTTGAAGTGCTTCTGCATGAACGCGAGAAGGTCGCCGAGCCCGAGGCTGCGGCTCGCCTCCGCCTTGTGCGCGTCGCTGTTTATCATCGGCTGGCTCTTCGCCGAGTGGAGCCCGAGCTCCTCAAGCGACTTGCGGAACATCGCCGTTATCGCGGAGAGCTGCAGGTCGAACCACGCCTGGTATTCCATCTCCTTGTTGTTCCCCTGGAGGCTCACCCAGTCGAACACGCGCCCCTCGCCGCCCTTCGCCTTCCCGGAGGGGATTATCGGGATGCGCCACTGCGACGTGGGCTGCCCGCTCATCAGGTTGGATATGTAGTCCTCGATGTCCTCCACCTCCCCGAGGTCGGCGGAGCCGTTCAGCAGCAGCATCCCGCGGGGGAGGCGGTTCTCGGTAAAGAAGCCCGCGTTGTACATGAACGTGTTTATCGACGAGGTTACCAGGTCTATCGCCTGCTCCACCACCGAATACCCGTAGCCCGCCTTCTCTATGTCGGTCCGCGGGTTCATGCAGTCGAAGATAAGGTCGTCCCTGCCGTAGTGGGCGTAGGGGACGTGGTTTATCACCTGGGCGTACCTCACCCCGGTGGCGCGCTCGGCGCTGGGGAGCGCAACCTCGATCGTCGCGGCGTCCACCGCCCAGAACGCGCACAGCTCGCCGCCCCGCGTCCGTTGCAGTTCCGTGGATATCTGGTCGAGCTGGTACAGGTCGCGGATTATCTTGGTGGCGTACTTGTCCAGGTCGTCGATGCGGCCGGGGTCGTCCGCGTCCCCCGTGTTGAGGAAAAACTCCGCGAGCCGCCGCGCCTCTTTTTTCTCGGCCGCGGCCATCTCCCTGCCGGCCTCCCTCGCCTTGCGGCTCCACACGCGGAACCCGCGCTGCCCGTCCTCTATCGCCTCCCTGAAGTAGGGGCGCGCCTGGCTTATGGTGGTGGATATGCAGAGGTTGATGATCCACGCCTTCTCCGCGACGCCGCGCAGTATCCGGCACGTCAGCAGCCGCCCGTAATAGGGCGACACGGTCTGCACGCCGCCGCCGTAGTAGTTGGCCTCCAGCGCGAGGGGGTCGAAAAAGAACGACCTTATGCCCTCGCTCGGCTTCTCGGACGGGCTCGGCGCGAAGGCGGCGGGGGGGAGGGCCTTGCCGCCTCGCCGCGCGCTTCTCCCCCTCGCCGCGAGCTCGCGCCGAGCCGCGTTTTCCAGCATCGCGCCAACGTCAACGTCAACGCCGCTCCTCGGGTCTATGCCCGTTTTTGCCCTGCCCATGCAGCCTCCTTACCCCATTCCCCACGCCCGCAGCGCGCTTTGGAGCGACTTGCCGCGGGGCCTCCCCGCCTCGGGCGCGGGGCTTTTCTCCCCGGCCCCCGCCCCCCCGCGGGCCTCGCGCAGCCGCCTCTCGCGGTACTGGCCGTAAAAGCCCTTGCCCGCGGCTTCCCGCGGTATGGCGTGGTTCGCGAGCGCCCAGGCCCAGAAGCTGTCCGCGTGGCCGTTCCCGTCGCGCTCGCTGTCGTACCGGAACGCGCCGCCGGTGCCCTGCATCCGCTTGATGCCGTGGATCTGCGCGTGGAACTTCTTGT